TGTGTTACACTTGTGGTCAAGAACTACATGCAGATAAAAAAGCTGAGATTGCAGAACGCAAGAACAAAGAGGTTGCTGATGCAACGGCATATCAGCAAGAGGTTTCAGATAAAGTAGTTCAAGTAATGAAAACACTTGAAGAGATTGGTAATATTAACGGCAAGCCTACTACATTCTATGATACTGCAAAAGAAGCATCCGAACATAGACAAAACGTTGATAGTTTAAAGACAGCATTAAAAAATAAACAAGACGAATGTGATCCGTATCAAACACAAATTGACGAGTTAAATAATTCTGCACTTGTTGATATTAATTGGAATACTGTAAACGAACTTACAAACTTAAAAGAACATCAAGAATTTTTACAAAAATTACTTACAAATAAAGATTCATTTATTCGTAAAAAAATTATTGATCAAAACTTAGCATATCTAAACAACAGACTTACATATTATTTAGATAAATTAGGTTTACCACATCAAGTATTATTCCAAAACGATCTTAATGTTGAAATTACTCAACTAGGACAAGACTTAGATTTTGACAATTTGTCAAGAGGTGAACGTAACAGACTAATACTTGGTATGAGTTTTGCGTTTAGAGATGTATGGGAATCTTTATATCAAAATATTAACTTGTTATTCATTGATGAGTTAATCGACAGTGGCATGGATACTGCTGGCGTTGAAGGTGCGTTATCTGTTCTTAAGAAAATGGGCAGAGAACGTAATAAAAATGTATATTTAATTTCTCATAAGGATGAATTAGTAGGACGAGTAAATCACGTTATGAAAGTTATAAAAGAAAACGGATTTACATCATACGAGAACGATATAGAAATTGTAGAATGAGTGATGTACACGACAAATTAGTAGAAGCATACTTAAACTATTTCAGAGCTAACGAAAAATTTGAAGCTAGGAACAGTGTAAGAACGCATAGAGAAAGCAGAAAGTTCTTGCGTGAAATACGATCCTATGCTAAACTGAGAGCAGATGAGATACATGTAAAGCATAATACTACTAGGATTCGAAAAGGCAACTAAAGTTTAGTCTTTGCTATAAGTAGCATATGTACTGGACTTACAAAGGCAAAAAAGTAATTGAGGTGCCTGCAGAATATGTAGGCTTCGTATACATGATTACGAATAAAACAAACAAACGAAAGTACATAGGCAAAAAATTAGCTAGGTTTAAAAAAACAAGACCACCTTTAAAAGGCAGAAAAAATAAAAGACGCTCAGAAGTAGAAAGTGACTGGAGAGACTATTGGGGATCTAGTGACAAGTTAAACGAAGATATCAAAATATTAGGCGAAAAAAAATTCAAAAGAGAAATTTTATATTTCTGTAAATCAAGATCAGAACTTAGTTACTTAGAGGCAAAAGAACAGTTTACCCGTGCTGTATTAGAAACAGATGAATATTATAACGGTATCATCAATGTTAGAGTAGGCGGTTCAAAAACACTAATGGAAAATTTAAAGGCTAACAAGGACACTATTTAAAAGCCAAAATCCAGCCGAGGTAATGCTCGTCGCCGGTGGAGTGGTAAAGTCCAACAGGCTGTATGCTACGAAAACCCCTTAGCACTAGGAACGAAGCGGGGGATATAATGTAATTTTAAACTAACATTAACATGTTTAATGTTAAATTGACATAACATTAGATGTCGACGTAGGTTGGGAAAGGTCAGAGCCCAGTAGCAAAGTCAAATACCTATTTCCGATCTCGGCTGTGGCGAACTCACATGAAGCAAGAGATGACGGGACCAGCGATTAGGTTCCGTCTGACTAAACAATCTACATGAAACTAACACAATATCACTAAGTGATATTGCTTTTAATTAAATAAAATAGTTTGAGCGATAGCGATAACTTATATCTACGAAGTAGATATACTAACGATAAATATAATTAATAGCTATATGGATTATATTATGAGAGTTACACAAATAATTGCAGAAAAACAACATGAAGGTTCTAAAGGACAATTCAAAGCAAAAGCATCAATGCCTAAAAAAATGAAGGCAGGAACTACTAAGAATATTAGTAGAGATAAATTAGTTGGCGAAGCTCCATTTAGTGATTTAGGTACTGGTCTTAAAAAGCTAGGAGCTAAAACTGCTGCTAAACTAGGTGCAAAAAGTACTGCTGCAAGTATGGCAGGTGATGTTGATAGAAAAGAAAAAACTAATTTAATTTATCGACGTTGGTTAAGTGCTGCTGCTTCTGCTAAAATAGATAAAAATAGAGTTGACGCTCAGACACTTGCAAATTTTATGGCTAAACAAGGATTACCTACAGAGCTGTTAAAGACTATTGAAAAAGATTTATCTGATAAACAAGTACAAACTATTATTTCAAAATCAGTGTCTCAAAGTAATCATCCTAATGCTGGTAAAACAATGCCAACTGATAAAAGTCCTAATGCTAAAGTAAAAATTCCCCCCCAAGTGCAACAACAAATAGATGCACTAAGTCCTAAACAGAAAAAAGAATTGGCAGCATTGTTATGAAGTTACAAGAAGTTACATTACAAAAGAAATTAAGTACTCCTCAAATTCAATTAGTTTTCCAAACTGCTGCTAAGGTTGCAGCTGAAAGCGGAGCAAATAAAACTGCACTAGGCAAAGTAGTTGACAGAAAAGAATCTATAGAACAAGCATATGAAGTTTATTTACAAGAAGGACCGTTTGGTAATATTGCAAGTAAAGCAGCAGGACTAATGAAAACTGGTGTAGACAAAGCGAAAGCAGGAGCTCAAGCAGTTGCAGCTAAAACTGCTCCAATGCGAAAAGAACTAGGTAACAAAATTACACAGAAAAAATTAATGACTGCATGGAATAACTTAGGACGTCCTAAAGACGTTGGCAGTATATACGATATATTATACGATGCAGGATTAGACAAAGATTTAATACAAGCTATTTCTGTACAAAGTAATGTAAAATTACAAAAAGATCCTAAACCAGAAAATATTGATCTTAAAAAATTAGCTGCTGAAATAAAAGCAGCTGGAATAAATGATGTTATAAAAACACAATTAGTTAAGCCAAAAGTACGAGCAACAGGAAATCCAAAGCAACCATTTAAACCAGCACCTTAAAAATAAGGCATTTGTGTTTTTTTAGTTACTTCAAAGTTTTCTTTAACAAGTTCGCCTATAATTTCTCTTTCTTCGGACCCTAACGCAAACGCTTCGTCGATGCTTAGTCCTCCACGCATTAGCCAACTCAATTTGAATAATTCTAATTTCATATTCTTTGTTTGATTTTCCATATTCGTAACTTCTTGTAGAATACGGTCAATTGGCCACGATAGGATCCTTATACGAAAAAATTTGATGCATCCAAAACTACAGGTAAATCAAACTGCTTTGGCGCACCTGCTGCAAGTTGTTCTTCGGTAGAATCAATTTGCAAAGGTTGTATTTCAAACTTTTTCTTTTGTGTTTCCATATGATCCATAATTGCATTATAAAACTTCGTGTCAGCATTATTAATAAACTCTTGTATATGTAAAGGATTTACTACTGTTTGTTCCTCCACTACAATTTTTTCAATACCTTGTGCAACAACATTTACAGTCATAGAAGTTAGTTTACTAAAACTTTTAGAAAACATTTCGACTTTTTGTTCATCTGACATATTTTCGTCGTTAACAATACTAAAGATACGCTGTTCTTCAAAAGACTTTATTGCATTTTGTGTAAAAGTTTTATAACTTAATGGTTTTAAGTGTATTGCCATATCATTCACATATACAACATTTTCATATGTAATTTCTTGAAAGGTATCTAAGACTCTACGTAGATCAACAGTGTACGTGTGCTCTAAATTAGTGTTAGGCACAGTAATTGTCATATCCATTGTTTCGCCCATACTTGCAATTCTAATTGCAGTAAGAACAGCATCAAGATCAATACTAGGCATAGCCCATGCGTTTTTAATATTAGGTATACAACTCTGAATAGTATCCACAGTTGCTTGTCCATTTAATAATGCATCAGGAGTTTTCATAGACAATTCGTCCTTTGCAGTCATAGCAAATACAGGAAATTCTCCTGTTTCTGTCATTTCTAATGCTCCAGGGTCATAAAACTTGCCTTGACTAGGTAATCTTATATAAACTTTCGGTTGTCGAAAGTATTTTCCTAAAGGATTTTGGTTAGTATTTTCCACCACTTTTTACTCCGCATAAATACATTATATAATAGTATGTATCTCTATTATTTATATGCGCACTTAATTGGTTGAACTGTATATGGCTGAAGAAGAAGTAATTATTTCCAACGTTGGTAAAGACGGTGTTGCCTCTGAAGTTACACTTCAGCGGTTGCTATCTGCTATGGAAAAGGCAAAAGGATTAGACGATAAAGGTAAAAAAAATCTTGAAGGTCTAGCAAAAGCAGCTAAAGACAGCAAAGGCAAATTTGAATCGTTCTCTGAAGAGATAGAAAAAACTACAACTATTATGGAAGATGTAGGAAATACTCTTAAGAAAACATTTACAATTGAAAATTTTGGTAAAGCATTAGGTGCGGCAGCAGGTATTACAACAAATTTTGCAAAAGAACTTGCAACAGGTGGCGACGAGCTAGGAGATTTTGCACAACATATTCCTGTAATAGGCGGAAGCCTAGGTATGTTAACTGGTTTTTTACAAGATAGTTTAGATACATTTAGAGCATTATCTGATGTAGGTGCAGGTTTTGGTAACGATTTACTAGAATTACGCAGAGTAGCAGCTAGTGCAGGTGTACCTTTAGATATGTTTGCTAGTTTAATTTCGCAAAATGCAGATAGTATGGCGTTACTAGGTAATACTACATCGCAAGGTGCAACAGTGTTTGCAAAACTTGCTAAAGATATGAGAGCAGGTGATATAGGTAGACGTCTGTTAAACATGGGCTTTACGACTGAAGAACTTACTGAAGGTTTAGGAAACTATATTGACCTACAAGCAAGATTGGGTCGTGCAGGACAAATGAGTAATGCACAACTTGTGCAAGGATCTCAGACATACTTGACTGAATTAGACAGATTAGCTCGTGTTACAGGACAATCGCGAAAAGCATTACAAGAAGAAATGTCTGCAATGGCACAGAAATCTAACTTGCAAGCTCTTGCAGATGCTATTGGCGGCCAAGGCGGAGATAACTTCTTAGCAGGTATGGCCGCAGCTAGAAAACTGCTACCTGGATTTGGCGATGCACTTGAAGATCTTGCTGACGGTGTTGCACAAACACCTCTTGCTAAAAAATTAGCAGCATTAAGTCCGGCAGTTGCAGATGCAGCAGCAGCATTTGGTAGGGGCGAAATAACACAAGAAGAGTTTTTCGACAGTTTACAAAATGTTGGTGGTCCGCAACTATTAAAATTTGTTGATAGTTTAGATGCTACTACACGTTCTGCACTATTGCAACAAGAAGGCTTTAGTGAAATGCTAGGTAGTGTTCATGAAATGCGTAAGTTTATTGATAAGGGATTTGGTAGTGCTGAAGCTCAAGAAGAACAAAAAAGACGTAACAGGATTAATGAAGGGCTTAGTACATTCCAAGACAGCTTAATGAAAGTACGTCAAGCATTTGTTGATGTTTTTGTAGAATCAGGAATAGCAGCTAAGTTGTCAGATTTACTTGTTACATTCTCAGAGCAATTACTAGGTGCAACAGAATACTTTGCAGGTATGCTTGCAAAATTTTCAACAGATCCTTTCGGTGCTATATTTGAAATGTTAGGTGATGGCCTTGGTAAAGTATGGGAAAACAAAGGCATTGTAGCATCAGTAGTTGGCGGCATTGCTGCATTGTTTGCTGCAAAAGCAGTAGTAGGTGCTCTTTCAGGAGCGTTTAAGAGTGCAATTAGCGGAACAGTGTCTAATGTTGCTGGTAAAATATTTAGTGGCGGAGATGCAGCAACAGGAGGAAGCACACCTAAAAAACCTAGAGGCAAACCAGGAGCAGGTGGAGCAAGAGCAGGCGCACAAATTGGTAACTTTGTAGGACAAATGGGCGCAGGTGTTATGAAAGGTGCAGCAGCCGGACTTAAAGCATTTGCTAATCCTCAAATATTAGTAGGAGCAGGTATACTTGCAGGTGCTATTACAGCAGTGGGTGCCGGTATAGCAGGTGCCGCATGGCTATTAGGTAAGTCGTTACCTACGTTTGTTGACGGATTAAAATCATTTGAATCAATAGATGGTCAAGCATTATTAGACGTATCTTTAGGTATGGTTGCATTATCAGGAGCAATGGCAGCATTTGGCGCAGGATCAGCAGTTGCTGGTTTAGGCACAATGGTAGGTGGCATAACCGAAGGCATTGGCAAAATGTTTGGTGCCGATGATCCGTTAACAAAACTAGAAAAATTTAGTGCAGCAAATGTTGATGCTGCAAAGGTAAAAGCAAATGCAGAAGCTCTAGTTGCATTTAGCGGAGCAATGGCGCTTGCTGGCGCTGGTACTGCTGCTGAAGGACTAGGAACTTTAGTTAGTGGTATAGCCGGCGGCATTGGTAGTTTGTTCGGTGGTAAAGATACTGTTGATTTACTTGGTGATATGGAAAAATTTACCGCAGTAACTATTGACAAAAATATTGTACAAAATAATGCAGAGGCCTTAACTTCATTTAGTAAAGCAATGGCACTTGCAGGTGCTGCTTCTGCTGTAGAAGGACTAGGTACGCTTGTAAGCGGGATAGCAGGTGGTATTGGTAAACTATTCGGAGCAGAAGACCCACTTACACAATTAATATCGTTTAGTGCTCAAACAATTGATAAAACAATTGTGCAAAACAATGCAGAAGCAATGTCAGCATTTAGCACAGCAATGGCAAATGTTGTACAAATGCCAGCAGCAAGTATTTTTAGTAGCATTAGCACTGCAATATCTGGATTGTTTGGAGCAGAAACTCCATTTGAACAACTAGTGAGCTTTGGAAATCTTGCAGTTAATACAGCAGGTGTTACAGCAAACGCAAAAGCAATGGCTGATTTTAGTACAGCAATGAGCGGTGTTGTAATGATGCCGTCACAGGGTATATTTTCTAGTTTTGCAAGTGCGCTGTCTGGATTGTTTGGTGGTGATACTCCATTTGATCAACTTGCAGAGTTTGGTGCATTAGCCATTGATGCAGAAGGTGTTAAAAGTAATGCAGAAGCAATGAATGCTATGAGTACTGCATTACAAGGGTTTTCAACACTAAGCGAAATTGAAATAAACAAGAACTTAGCAAGTAGGTTATCTGACTTAGCTGTTGTGCCTGATATGACTGCCTTTGCTGATAATATAAAACAATTAAGCGGTGCAGGGACTGTAGAGGGCGTAACGGCACTGAATTCACTTGACACAGCGGGCGTTTTGTCGTATACTACAGCTATGGAGAACTTGGTTGAAGTCCTTAAAGAATTAAATGATGAATTATCTAAAGATAATAAAGTTGGGTTTGGTTCAGGAACTAATGCAGGTGATGTTGTAAGTAAAATGGATACAATCGGTGGCGGCAGTGGGTCACAAATGAGCGATCAGCAGCTTAATAGGTTAAATACTACGCTTGATGCTGTTAAGATAATATTAGAAGAAAACAGAGATTACAATCAAGCTACTGCGAAAGCAGTTAAGAATGGTGATCTACAATTAGGATTATAAGATGAGTTGGAAAAAACATTTTACACCTGTTACATCAGGACATATTAACGGAGGTGGATACGGTCCGTTAGGCGGTCCACGTAATGGTAGTGAACCAGGTCCAGCTCGTTCTAATTATTCGTCTTATCTACCAGATGTTTATGTTGGTACACCAAATCGTGTAGAACGATATGGTCAGTACAATACAATGGATTTAGATTCAGAAGTAAATGCAGCATTAGATATCCTTGCTGAATTTTGTACACAAAAACATGACGAAACGCATTTAAGTTTCAAAATGAATTTTAACACAACAGCAACAAATTCAGAAATTACAATTTTAGAACAATATTTAAAACAGTGGACAAAACTACAAAGATTTGAAACAAGACTATTTCGTATCATGCGTAACTTATTCAAATACGGAGATGCGTTTTTTGTAAGAGATCCGGAAACTAAAAAATGGTTTCATGTTGATCCTGCTAATGTTGTAAGAATTATTGTTAACGAATCAGAAGGCAAAACACCTGAGCAATATGTTATTAAAGATTTTAATTTAAACTTTAGAGACATGGTTGCAACTACACCTTTTCAAGTAGCAGGTAACAGTACAGGTCCACAAGGAAATTATATAACCGGCGGTTCTAGAGGAATGACAGGAACTGTTAGTAGATCAAGTGGAAGTAGATTTCAAGAAGGCGAAGGCGAAGTTTCTGTTGATGCTGAAAATGTTATACATCTTTCATTGTCAGAAGGATTAGATCAAAACTATCCTTTTGGAAATAGTTTACTAGAAACAATATTTAAAGTATACAAACAAAAAGAATTACTCGAAGATGCAATTATTATCTATCGAG